TCTTTATCACCTCTGAGCGCATATGACATATAATATCCCCTGCTGTCTTTCTGCTTGTTAACATATATGTCATAATTCTTGTATTCACCGTCATGCGTAAATTTTTTATTTGTTCTTATATTAAATTCTTGCAGTGCTAATTCTTCACCTAATAGATCTTCTGGACCCAGTTCTTTGGCACGAGTAGCTTCGCCTACTAATCTGTAAATATAAGGAAACACGTCTTTGAGTTCTTCATTGAACTGACGAATAGTAAGTTGATCTACCCAGTTTTCTTTTACGTCTTCTGGGACATCTTCAAACACAGGAGTTTCATATGAATCTATTGCTTCTTGATACTTGCTGCGATTTTGTAAACCGTTGATTGTTTTTCTAATAGTATCTACACGCTCTTTTACTACATCCATATAACCAGCTAGGCTTTCTGCCATTACGTTCGAACGGCCTACATAGTTTTTGAACTTGCGCAGTTTCCACATTTCTTCACTCAGTGTTGTGATGTGCGAACCGAAACTGTCATATGGCTTTCCACCTTCTGCTACGTGACGAGCCATTGCTCTAGCACCGCTGAGATGACGATATGGATATTTAAATCTTTCACCTTCTGTGCTTTCGATGTAGATAGAACCGATGTTTCTTGTTCTTGCTGCGGGAATTTCTTGGTTGATATTTTCGTTGTGTTTGATAACGATTCTAGCACCGTCTACATTTTGATAACTTACACGACCTGTTCCGTATAGTTTTGATTCGTTCATTGTTTCGTCTCCAGAGCGATTAGCTGCTAAAAATTTATAATCTCTTTTTGTTAGATTTGATTTTGTAATGTCTCTTACGTCAAAGTTTAATAGACGCTTTTTGGAAAACTTTCTCAGTTCTCTAAGAAAATTATACCATTCTTTTTGAGTCAATTCATCTTCGTTCTGAATAAAATCTCGTGAATAAATTACTGAAAGTCCGTCATCTTCGGATATGCTAACACTGACTTTACCCAGTTTTCTTTCGCCCGACTTGTAATCAAAATCAAAGAAACGAGCTTCTGCTGGCTCGTTGGTTACGTTTCCATCTTCGTCGCCGATGGTTACATTAGGGAAACGCCCCCTAATTTTTTGAAATAAATCTTCGCCTATTCTACTTAAATCTTGCATAATGTATTTATTAAATCGAACTGCTTATAAAGATAGGCATAGGCGGTTCATAATCATCCTCTTGTTCTATTTGAGTAAATGTATCGTATACTCTAGGATCCCAGTCTTTTAACACTGTCATCATTCTCAAAGCCAACAGTGTTGCTGAGACTAAGTCGTCTGTTGCTCCTACTTTTGCTTCGAAACTGCTGCCTGTGGCAATAAATCCTTTGAGTTCAGATACCAATGGTTTTGATCGTATGGTAATTTTGTCATTTTCTACCATGGTCTTTAATCTACTACAGGCTGTGATTTTACTGCCGTGAGTAGTATTAAATCCTTTCCTAAACTTTCTTACGTGACCTTTTCTAATAGGCTCACTTACAAAAAGTCCCGGTATGTTTTCTTCGCCGAAGTCTTGGACAACAATAAGTGCAGCTTCACCGATGCCATTGTTTTCTACGCTCCAGTAAATGCTTTGTGGATTTTTTGTCTGTTCGGCTATGTAATTACAGATGTCTCTCAGCACTCGGATTTGTCCTGGTATTGCAGTTGTATTGTGCTGCCATTCTGCTACCTGTTCATAGCTAGGCAATTCATAAACTTCTATAGCAGCATGATCACCACCTGTGCCCATCGAAGGATCCAGTGCTACTACATATGAATATTTTGAACTGGGCTTTTTGTACCAGCGTGTTTGACCCATGTTTAGGATAGGAGTTTCGCCTTCCATTACAGCCAACTTTAAACTGCTGATCAGTGTTTCGTCAAATACTAGGAATTCACAGCCATATTCACGACGGAACTTTTCTTCTCCGATTCTACCAATTTCAGCTTTTTGCCATTCATCGTCTCTGTCTGGATGTTCGTCCCAGGTAGCTCTGAATCCATGAAAGCCGTTTTTGCCTACATCTTGTTCGTTACCGTGCTCGTCAAATTTATCAGCAGCTTGTTTCCAAATAGTAGCAAATGTATCTTCATCCGAGTTAGGTGTTGAAGTAAGAATTGCTCTACCACCTGTTGCCAGTGTAGGAGAAATCGAAGTCCAAAACTCTTCTGCAATGTTAGGTTGTACGAATGCAAATTCGTCTGCATACAAAAGAGATATTGACATACCACGTCCAGTGTTACCTGTTGTGGTTTGACTTACAATTCTGCTGCCGTTTTCAAATTCAATTGAGCCTTTGTTGTATGATGTAACACCTGCTCGAATAAAGTCAGGACACATTTCGTATACATAGCGTATGCGCTGCATGATTTCCTGTGCACCTGTATACTTGTGTGCAGCAATAAGAATAGTTTGATCCGGATGAAACATTGCATACCATGTGAGATAGATAGCAGCACATGTGGTTTTTCCCGTCTGTCTAGGCATCATATTGATATTAAATCGATGATTATGATAACTATACATTAATCTTACTTGATATTCGTAAGGATCAAACAACAATTTACCCTTTACTGGATGTTGTATATAAGCAAAGTTTTTAGCAAAATGCAGATATCCTTCGTCAGGATCCATACACTTTACCAGATCCTCTACCTGTTGCTCAGTATATGTTTCCTGTTGGTTTGCCTTTTTGATTAAGACGCCATCTAGTGATTTTGTTGACATACAATTACTTACCAGAATAATAGGGCTTGTTAGAGCCCTATTGAAATATTATTTTTTCTTTTTATCTTTAATTGCTTTTTTCATTGGCTCTTTTTTGTCACCGTCTTTGTCCATGTCAAGAAAGTCCGGTTTTGCTTTCTTCTCTGCCAAAGCTTTCATAAGCGAAGAACGAATAGCTTCTCTCATGTCTTCATCTTCGGAGGTACTTGCACGCCTTGCTAATTCGCTCTGTGCTTGTGGGTTTTTGCCTCTGATAGAATATGATGTTTCGTCGTCGTCTTCAACAGCCATTGCATTGTCACCATCTTCGGCGTCTGCATATGAATTTTTAGGACGGTTAATACCACCACTTAGATCATGTGTCATCTTTTCGTGATCTGAATATTCATAGTCTGGTTCGTTTTCGTACTCTTCGAGATCGTCTTCCATTTCTGGTTCATCTACAATACTACGCAGTCTTTCCATATCGTTACGCATTGGCATCATGTCAGGCTTCATTGGTTCTGCTTGATCCAAACCTGCTGCTTTCATCATTGAAAGTAGATCTTCTACATGCTCTTTACCAGCAGCAGACATGTTAACATTAACACTAACAGGAGTTCCTTGATCCATTGGTGTAGGCATTGGATTCTGTGCCATTTCTGGAGGACATTCGGCAATTCTGCGTGATTCGTTAAGTGGTTTTTTACCTTGGTTTTCTAGATCCGTCATTTTCTGGATCATGTCTTTCATATTCATAATTAGCTCCCTATCGGTGATTTTGCATTTTCCGAGGAATCAATGTCTTTAGATTCGCCTTGTGGTGCTGCCTGCATTGGATCATTTTCTCTTTCTTTTCTAGCTGTTTCCAGCTCTTTGAGAAGATCCATTACACGATTTCCGCCAACACTGTCTTGTGCTGATTCGCCGCCCATATCTTCTTTTGTAAGAATTGCTTCGTATGGTGAGTCGTCTTTTTCAGCTTGATACTCTTCTTGCGGTGCATTCATATTACGCACAATAATATAGCTTTGGTGTATTTTACACGATTGTCCTAGATACTCTTGCAGCACTTGCTGAGTTGTAGGATAATTTAATTCAACTTCAAAATAAGTTACTTCCATATTTTGTAGCTGTGGGAAATCCAAAGGTCTTTCTTGAATTGGTGTTTTCTTGCCTTTGCTCATGTTAACTACATCATACTTTTCAAGAGCAGTCTTCATTTTGCTTTCGAATTCATCTGGCATGTCACCTGCAACACCGACTTTGAATTCGTAAGTCTTTTTTGATTCTGTTAATATTTCATTAAATGATCTCATGTATAACTATCCTATTATTAGTTATTTATCTTTATCAAGGCCTTTGAGACGTTCCAATAAACTGTTACGATCGGCTACAACATAGCCTTCACCGTTGACAATGCTCTCATCTCCTTTGGCAGCAGAATCTTTGTCCTGCTTTTCTTTCTTTAGCTGTAGTTCTACCATTTTTAACTTTTTATCAAGTTTTGCTACTTTGGCATCAAGACCAGTTTTAAGCATTGACCCTGCTACTTCAAACACTCTACCACTGTATCTTGCTTCTACATTCATACCTAGATCCATTAGGTCGTCGTAGGCACTCATAGCTTTGTCTGCTACTTCATTTAGTTCTCTATCTGCCATTTCGCCTAGTCCTTTTACAGCAGGCAATGCAGATGATATTTTATCAAACTCAGCTATGTCTCTGAATGTTTGTTCTGTCTGTTCTGCTTCGTATTTTTTCTGCTCTTTTTCTTGAGCTTGTGCAGTTTCAACAGCTTCTTGGTTTTCTGGTAGATTAAGTAAATCTTCTAATTTTTTAGTCATAGTAGCTTTCCATTATATGCTACTATTATTTATCTTTTTCCGTTGTGGAAAATGTCCTGCTCGGTGACTATTCTAAAGGCAATTCCCTGTTGTTTACACCAGGCCCGGGCAGCTTCCCATTTTGCTTGGTTAATTACCCAATGTGCTTGATTGTGTTTTGATCTGCCTAGTTTTTCTTTTACTGCTTGATTGCTGGGTTTTACTTCTATGAGTTCGACTTTTTGTCTTCCGTTTTTATCTCCATATGCAATAAAAAAATCAGGCACATAAATTGTGTGTTTGCCTGTTAAAGGATTTCTGTATGGTATTTTTACAGCTTCGCTTGCCCACTGTGTAATGTTGGGATTTTCGTCGCAGAATTTCATAAACGTAAATTCCCATCCTGAACGATATGTGGGCGTTTTGTTGCCAATATATTTTTCAGGGTTTTTTGGTGTAAATTTACCGCTTGCGAATTTTCTAGCCATTAGTCTATTATATTTCTTTGATCAAACAGTTCTGTTGTAGCTGGAATTCTATATCCTATTTTACTGGACTTAGGTCTATTGATATTTAGAATCTGTGCAACAACATTGCTTAGTTGCACGTCACTTAGCCCTTTGAGAGTATCAATTAGCTGAAATGCAGGTATTTTGTCTAGTGCAGCTTGTTCTAGAATTACACCGGCTGTATTAACTGCGGCTGTTTCTTCAAAACCTCTTTTTAAAAAATAACCAATCACAGCGTCAACTTCATTTGGATTATAGTTTATTTCGTTTCCGAACTGTCTATTAAATAGTCTAGAATTAGAAATAAAATCATTGTTACTTAGATTAGGTAAATTCGAATTCTGTGTCATTATACAATTCCTTGGTTTCTTTGATTTTTGTTTTGTATCGCAATACTAGCAGCTCTAATAATCTTTGTATTATTTGCTCTTGCTCCTGCAATTACTTGATTCCCTAGAGTTTCTCTTTGTTCTTCGGATAGGTCCAATGTACTGAGAGACTGAGGTCCTTGACTAGGATCAAGTGCACCTGTACCAACTGCACGAGCAATTACTGAATCTAAAAGATCCGGATCATCAGTTAATTCTTGAGCAACTCTGCCTGAATCTGTTACTCGACTATCAAATGCCTGTGTTCCTACGGTTGCTGTTTGATTTTGTACATCAGTGAAAGGAAACAAAATCTGTTGTATTCCTGTAGTTTGATTACGTGTGTCAAGCTGCGATATTAAACTCTGCTGATTTGCATTGTTACTGATAACATTAAACAGTCGTTGTTCTGTGTTTGGAACATCTCCATTTAGAGTAGGACCTGCACGTAAAGCTTCGCTTCCGACTACGTTTTGATTAGCAGTATTTTGCTGAGTATTTAATGGACTATGTACTTGGTCATATGCTGTTTCTTGATCACCGAATCCTATATTGGCTCCTTGATTGTTGATATCGCCTGAGTTGTATAGCACACCCTCGTATGCAACATTCATAGTATTTTCCATTATTTGAGAATCACTATAATCAAGAGTGTCATGATTCCAACTGGTTAGCAAAGGATTAATCAAAGTATAGCTGTGCCATTTTTGTCTTGAAAGTTGATATATTTTAATGTAACCAAAGAACGGAGATCTTACATTAAAGTTGTCCATGCCGTATTTGTGATTAAGACTTCTGTAAGTATCTCTTGGATCAAACCCTAAAGGAAATCCATTGCCGTCATTTTTGTTTCCATCTCTAAAGTAATAGCGATAATATTCTTCTAACAATGCTCTAGTTATGCCAACATTGTCATCATGAAATGTCATAGCAACTTCGTCGTAGTCTATTCTTGTTTGTACATTCTTTTTTCTATTATATTGTTGCTTAACGTCGACTTGTGCTTTGAAGCTTGGAAGATCAACAGTCTTTGCTAATACTGCTATCTGTTTTTTATAATCGTCTGTATTAGGAGCACGATTTCTCGCAAAGCCGTCTCTCAAATCAAATACAACATGATAGAGAAATTTTACCTTTGGTGAAAATGCATGATTATGCTGAACATAAAAATTATGTGCATGTCTAGCATCCCGCAGATGTGTTTCTGAATCAGTGTTATATAAAAATTCTGGGTTAACTGTCATAATAATATTTATCAGTATACATTAACTGCGTACAAAACAAAACGAGGGCAAATTGCCCTCGTTTTAATGAATAGAATGTCTATTTTAAAATTACTGACTACCGGCGTTTGTACCACCTGTGGCTTGTGTGCCACCAGGTGATTCAAACAGTGCTCGTGTAGTGTCTTCGCCCACACCGTTGAGATCTGCACCGTCTTGACCGTATTGAATTGCGTTATCATAACGAATAGTAAGCGATACAGTTACAGGATCGTTAGTTGCATAGTTGAGAGTGTTATAGTTAGCACTTTCAATATAGCATCCTACTAGGTGATAGCGATCGATGACATTGGCTTCGTTAGTTGATCCGTTGCCGCCGTCTAGGATTTCTATTCTTGTTTGGAACTTGTAAGTGCCAGCTGCTACTGCGCTTGCTTGCTCGTAGAAGTCAAACTGTCTTTGTAGCTGTTGTCCTACGATCTTTTGCACATTGTTGTTTGCATCTTCACGTAGGTTAATTGTTACTGGTTCCCAAGTATGTTTACCTGCTAGGTAGCTTCTTGAGTTATAAGCATCAATTGTAATCTGTTCAAATGTAAGATTGGGACGTGTTACGTCAATAACTTGACGAGTAATTTCTCTAACACCATCTGCTCCTCCGGTTGTACCAAATCCGTCAAATAATACTCTAAAGCGATATTGCAGCTTAGGCATTAGTAATGTTGAATTTGTACCTGCCTCACCTGTCGGAACTGAAAGGTTTTGTAGTGTTGTGATTGGCATTCTATTCTCCTAATACGTATGTATTTATCTTTGTTTGAGGGGCCGTTTAAAGCCCCTCACTATGCTTAACCTAACGATGCTATTTCGCCAGTGTTTTTAATTCTAAGCGGAATGTATATAAATTCAATCGCTTTTACTGGCTCTATAGCAATGTCTAAATAAAGCTCATTTCTGTCAATTCTTGCAGGTGTATTGTTTGACTCGTCGCATACTGATAAGAAGTCATACAATCCTCTTAGACTTACAAGTTCTAACAAGAACGCATCTGCTGCTGCTTTGACTTGATCTCTTGTTATCTTGTCATTAGGCTCAAATAGATATGGTTTTACCAGTCTTTCTAGCTGAACTCTCATATAAACAACCAGTCTTGCAACATTGATTCTGTCTAGTGCACTTGCATTTCTAGCACGAGTCTTTTGTCCAAACACAACAAGTCCGCTTCCTGAAAGGAATGTAATTGGGTTTATTGAGTTTGAATAAAGAACATCACGCTGTCCAGTGTTTAGTGCTACTGGTACAAACTCACCTTCACTGTTAATATAACCAGAACTTGTAGCGTTTGTTACTCCGCCTCGGCGTGTGCCTGCAGGTGCAAACCATGGAAATGCAACTTGGTCATTCAGTATAAGTGTTCTCAGTGCCATAT